CTTCTTCTCCTATTAAAACACAATATTAACGAAAATCAAACGACCCACGATCCGTTGAAATTTTCTTGTGTACAACTCCCATCGGCAACTGATTCGGCCCATGAGAAGCAAGCGCCAAAGACGCAAGCGTCTCTTTTGCTACATCTTCCTTTGAAGACAAACCATTTGCTGGGATTTTACCACTTGCTGTATCTTTAGACATAATATACCTCCTTAGAACCAATCAACTTCGACATACGCCCTGCCCTTACCAGCGGCAACTCCAGAGTCAGTACACTGAACGAAAGTAACTTCGATCTGAGTATCGGCTGCAAGCGTATTATTTTGACCGGCTGAATTAAGAAAAAGACAGTCTGTATCATCGACATTGTTAAAAGTATCGGTAGCCAGCGTGCCATCAGCAATTTCCAACTGCCCGTAAGCATTTGGATCAGCCGTTGTGCCAACTAAAACCTTTCCGGTGATTGTATCATCCTCAAAGGTTTCTTTAACATAAACACCAATATTTCGCAAAATGCCTTGTTTTCCCTTCGGCCCTTTGAAACTCCAAGGAGTTCCGGTTCCTGCGGCAAAGTCAGTTTCGGTAGCATCTAGATACACAAGAGGTTTTGGATTACTATAACTCATAATATTTCCTCCTTTATGTAAGTGAATCCCACATCACGATACGCGACTGCGCGGCTCCTGATGCGAGTGGGTGAACGATACCAAAACCGCCAAGATAATACCATGCAATGCCACGGTCCCTTCCGAAATCTCCGGGGATCTTCCCTCGAATCTCTTCTGGAACAGCAACAGCTTCAGCAACAGTATCTTCGCCAAAAAAGACGATCCAATCAGACTTGCCCTGTACCCAAGCTCCAGCAGGAGTGCCCATACCACTAGCACCACCACCTTTTGCACGATAGGTTTGCTCGATAAAACGAACACCGTCGTAACGACCGATTTCTCCGTTCATAATCATGCGAAAACCTTGGTCGATATATTGCTTGATATCTTCTAGATCATTTTTCAATGTTCGGAAAGTTGTAGGCCAACCAATCGCGTAATAGTCGTCGCCAGTGTAGGCCGGGATATTGCGCTCTTTCATTACGTCTACAATCGCTTTGACATGACCTTTGCCGAATGCTACATTATTAGTAGTAGCAGTCGTGCCGTTCTCAGTCGTGACCACTGCATCAGTCGCGGTTGCTGATGCAACACGAACTGGAGCAAGATCAAACTGATTTGCGGCTAAGGTGTCAAATGCTTTCTTCGCATCTGTTTTTAATACCTTCCTGATGATTTCAGCCACGGGTTGCTCAGATAGATCATCTAACTTACCGGTCCACGGGACAGAGTTACCTGCCTCGGTGATCGTCATTGATCCTTGAGTAATCGTGAAAGAAGTCTCTGGAATGGTATTGGTTTCCACTAAGGTTTCACCCGCAGTGGCTACATCACTAAAAACGTTCCAATGGAATGTATCGCCACGATGCAAACCCTGATGGGCTGCATCCTTGACATCACAGAACTGCCGAAACTTAACGATAGGCTGTACAGCCATTCTCAGTTGTCGGCTGAGGTTCAGTGCATACATATATCCACCGGAGGCGTTGACGGACCATACTTGTCCTGCCATTTTTACTTCTCCTCTAGTTTGTTATTGAAGATGTTTAAGCCGTGACTGACGCATCTCTTCGATAATGTCCGCCACCGTTGCCGGATCTGGTTCACTATCTCCAATTTGAGCAGATGCACTAGCTGATTTAGGTTGGGAAGTAATATTCTTCTTACGTCTTACCCTAATATCTTCTTTTGGTTTAGGTAAAGTTCTCTCTACCCATTCGCGCGTTTGGTCAGCAGCTTCTTTGATAATATCCTGCGGACTCCAACTTGGATTTTCACGTTGAAGTTCTATAGTTTTATTATCAGCGATTGCTCTAAATTCAGAATTATTAGCAATATCCGGGTATTGATCATTAAACCAATGAACAGAATCTTCCATTGATTTATGATAAGCCCATTGTTGCTTTCTATCTTCTTGAACTTTCTGTTGCGCCATATGCCTATTTAAGGCTTGTTGCACTGCTTGATCTACATTAGGGGTGGCACTATGAGTACGCCCACTATTCGTTAATTTCACAAGCAACTCTGCGGCTTCCTCCGCATTGTCATCATATAAAGCTTGATGATATTTTTTTGCTAATTCAGATCTATCTTCAGATCTTTCTGGAGCCGCGTCATTAGGTGGCGGCGATTGTTGCGGAGAAGGAGATTGTCGCATTTTAGCAATGTAAGCATTTAAATGCTCCTCTCTTGCCTGAATTTGACGACCATACTCCGCCGCTTCTTCAAAACGTTTTTGAGACGCTTTATCTTTTTGA